GCTAGGACTTACATTGTCTCTATCTTTGTTAAGAGGTATCTTTTGATCTACATTAATTGAAAAACCAATATCAGTTTCAACTACAGGGATTCCCATTTCATAAATAAAATGTTTATCTGTTTTGAATAACTCAATATTAGTAAGTCTTGATGATCTAACCAGATTGCCCTCATCATCAGAAACAACAGTAGGTAAGTTTTCAGTAAAAGATTTGTATGTATCAGGTCTAGTGATATCAATACCATTTACAGAATATTCTACTCCAACTGGAGGTATTATTGTTCTTGCTTTAAATTCAAGATCATTAATCTCATCGTAAGTCAATTTTAACTCACCATAAAATGTTGTACCCTTGTTTAGTTTTATTGATGATTTTTTTCTTGTCCCATCATCTAA